ACTTACATCTGCTCCTAGATTATAAGCAGCAGCAAATAATTCAGGTTTATCACTAGGATTATGTGTATTTAATAATCCTGGATATTCTACATTGTTTATTTTACCACCTTCTAATATTATTTTTTGTCTATTTTTTAACTCTGCCTGAATAGCTTCTTTTTCTTTTTTGTTTAACTCAGGACTATACACAGGGTTTCCAGGCTCAGTAAACTCTAATAAACCTTCAATAGGAGCTATTTCTAACGTGCTATCTACAAATCCGTTTATTAAATTTAAACTAGAATTTAACTCAGCTATTGTATAAGCAGGCATACCTAACTCTGATAGCTTAGTATTTGTTTTCTTTAATGTGTGTATTTGATTATTTAAATATCTACCTTCAGATGTTTGTATAAAAGCGTCATACGTTAAACCACTAATTTGTTGTTTTGCATTAAATTCTCTAGTTAACCTATCTAAACTTTCTGCTATAGATTCATTTTTACCTGTTTTTAAAACTTGCATATTTCTATTTATTTTAGATATTCTACCCATTAAATTATTTACTTGTGCAGAGTGTGCGGCTTGTGCTTCATCTCCTACAGGAGGTTCACTCATTAACTCGGCTAACTCTCTAGTAAGTAGTTTTCTACTATGTTCAAACCTTAGTAATGGGTCATTGCTAGCTTCTACTTTTTTAAGCTCTATTTCATCTACTAATGCTTTTCTTTCATCAAATGTATTTTTGTAAAATGTTTCATAATCTTCTTTAGAATCAAAATTATTAGGCACAGCATTAGAAAGTAATTGGTTTAAAGCCTCTAGTTTATCTTCTTCTGAGCCAACTAAAGATGCTTCTACCAATAAATTTCTTCGCATAGTTACATATTTATTATAGTTTTTAGCCTGTTCTCCATCAGGATTATTAGTTCTAGATTCAACTGTACCAACCAAATTAGTGTCTAATATTTTTTCACTAGCATATTTAATTTTTTCCGTAGCTGTTTTTTTAGATAAATTAAATGCTTCAAAATCAAATTCTATTTGAGGTGTTGATATATTTGTTACTGTAGTTGGGGATAATAAACCTGCAGCAATATCAGCATCTACTTGTGTATTAACAGTATTAAGCAGGTCTACTTTATCACCTAATAATTTAGATATTAAAGTACCTGATTTTCCTAATGTATCACTAGTTATTTTAGAGTAGTCAGGGACAGGTGGGACTATTGATTGAGCGTATTGTGTCTCTGTATAGGTAGGTGTTACAGGAGTTTTATCATCTCCTAATATTTTAAAAAACGTATTAGTATCTAAGCCTGGATTTAGTGTTTTAGCTGCTCTAAACTCATTTATAAATTGTTTGTATGAAGGTAAATCATTACCAAACTTTTTTAGCATAGCTGTAGAATACCTAGTATCTCCAAAAACAGAAGTTCCTAGTTCTAATGCCTTTTTAACATCTTCTATTTCATCTCTTCTATCTTCTTCATCTTTTAATCTTTTCTGAAGTCTAATATCAGATATTTTATCTATTCTATTATTAACTCTTTGTATATCGTCTTGTACAGCTCTATCTACAGATTTAGCAAAGCCTGTTACAAAGCCTGTAGCAAAATTACCTAAACCTAAAAATCCCATTATGCTCTCCTAGACATTAAGCCTGATGGTGGTTCTTCTTCTGCAATATTTGTTAATCTTTCATCTATAGCTTCTTCTATATTTTCTTTTATAGTATCTACTTTAGAAGCTGCTAAATCTACTGTACTATCTTTTATTTTCTTTTCTTTATCTAAACCTGATACAAATTTTACGTTAGATGATTCTGCTATATAAGATAATAACTCTACTAATACAGGTAATACAAGAATACCTACATCTACACTATGTTTTCCTTGCATAACACTAGATAACTGTAATGAATTAGCTATAGTAGTTAAGGGTACTCCCATTTCTATAACATCTAATAACTGGTCGATAAAATCTTCAGAAGTTAATCTAGGTATATAAAAATCTAATGCTTCTTCTACCGTGCTATGTTGAGGAGGTGTTTGCCAAGGTCTACCACCTACTTCATGTGTCATTCCCATGCCTGGAATTGGAGCATCAAACATTAATTCATCTCTATTATTTTCCATTCTTTAATTCTTCTCTTTTACTTTTTATTGATTGTACGTATTGACCCACTCTTTGTGCAGGAGATAGTTTACCGTTAGGTTTTTTACCACCACCTAAACCGTTTCTAGGAGCTTCTGCCTGTTCCATTATTCTATTAATATTTTGTATTACACTAGCTGTTGGATTTGTATTCATAGTATTACCCAAATTGTATATAAGCTGCACCTAATGTGCCTAATAGACCACCTAATGCGCTACCTGCAGCTGATGATGAAGCAGCTTGTTGAGCAGCTAAAGTAGCATCAGCACTAAGCTGTGCTATTGCTAAGTTATTCATTCTATCTAATTCATTATCTGCAGCTTTCCATGCAAACTCCATAGTATCAGAATAATAACTCCATAAGTTATCATATGCAGTTTTTGATATATCTAACACAGCAGTAGCGTTTAACTCATTTGCTCTATTAACTGCAGCAGTTTCAGCAGTAGCTATCTCTCTTCGCCATACAGCATTACTTTGAGCTATGGCTAATTGATTGTTTGCATTAAACTGGTCTCTTTGATTAGCTATTTCTTTATTAAATTTAGCCATCGCATTTGTCTCACCTGCATTAAACTGCTCTTGAGCATTTATCTGAGCAGTATTAAATTGATTAGTTTGACTTTTTAAGTTTGCAAAAAATTGGTCTGTTTGATTTTGGGATGTAGCATTGAACTGTCTAGCTGCATTTTCTTGAGCTTGGTCTGTAAATAAACTCTGTATCTTTTGTTGTGTTTTAAATGTTCTAGTAGCTTGTTCATTAGATAGATTAGCTAAATCCATCTGAAGAAAGTTTCTAGCATTTTCTACAGCAGCCTGTTGCCTATTATTTAAACTTGATAATTCTAAATTAGATACAGAAGCTGCCTCAGCCATAACCATAGCCTGTTCATTAGACAGGTTTTGTAGATTCATTGTATTAGCTATACGACTATTCTCTAATGCTACTTGTTGGTCAGCATTAAAATTCATATTGGCTATATCAGCTATCTTACTAGCATTCTGTACTCTAGCTTGAAAGGCTTGGTCAAACTCTTGACCTATAAAAGCAGCACGTTGTTCAGCTGCTAACATTGCCCTTTGTTGTCTATTAGATAAATTAGCTGCTTCAAAGGATGCCTGTGTTTGTGCATCAGCTTGTGCTATAGGTAATGCTGACTCCATAGCAGCTTGAACCATAGCTTGACCTGCCATACTAGAAGCACCCATACCTCTAGAAGCCATTCTAGCCATAGCACTTCGCATAGCACCTGCAGCCCAAGGAGGTGTTTTACCACCCTCAAAGTCTGATTGTAATTCGTCTAATTGACCTTTAACTGTAGCTTTTGATGAAGGAGTAGCTGTAGCTGCCTGTATTTGTTCTGTAAACTCAGATGCCTTTTGAGCATTAGCAACACCCTCTATTAATTCACCATCTTGTATTTCCCTTTGTACAGGGTTTTCCATTAATATGGCATTACCTTGAGCAGCTTTTAAATCACCTACAGCAGACTTAGTTTGTTCTGCAGCAGTTACTTTAGCTCTAGGGTCGTTAGGGTCTGTCTGTGCAGCTTGTAAAGCGTTTAATGCACTATCTACACCCTCAGCTGTTTGTACTGCTTCTATTTTATTAGCAGCTTTTTCTTCTACAGGGTCTGCAGTAGCAGTGCCTGCTGTTTGTACAGGTGCAGGCATATCTCCTCCCACTTGTCCCGTACCTTCATCTATAAATTGAGAATCTGCTGTTGGTATATTTGCTGTTGTTACTTTACCACCTGGAGGAAGTGCAGGATTTAATGCCTGTTCCACCATTTTATCAGGTAAGCTAGTAGTAGCTTCACCACCTTCTTGTAGTTTAACTACACCACCTCTAGCCATTTTTTTAGCGGCTTCTTCATAAACAATCATTTCTCTTTTTTTGTCAGGATTTTGTTCAAGATAATTATCAAAGTTTTCCATACCACCTTGATATCCCATTCTATTAGCAATCTTTTGTATACCTTGAGGTTTAAACCCTTTAAACATAGCCATAATTATTTACCTATTAATATCTTATCTAACTTATCTTCTAGTCTTTGTAATGCATCCATTACTGTGTGCATATCTTCTTTTACATCATCACGTTTGGCATACTCCTCTCGTGTTTTATTGAGGAGTATATCCAAGCGTTTTACTTCATTAAACATACCACGAAACACCCATATAGCAGGTGCTATGACGAGTGTGAGTAGTCCATTCCAAAATAGTATTGGGTTTACTTCCATTATGGTGTGTTTGCTTCTTTCCAAGTTTTATATTCATTTTTTACATCATCAGTCCATGCAGCTTCACAGATTGATTTTGTTTTTGCATCATAACCACTAATATCTGTATCTGTGTGAGTGTAAGTTCTGTTTCCATCACTGTCTTCAGAATATGTAGTTACGAATGGTACTAATACACTTCGATGAAAAGTACGAGTTAATTCTTTTTTAGAACCATCTGATTGTTCTTCCATAAGTTTTGTTGCTTGACGTAGTTGTATATTCCAATCATTAACAACTTCTATTTTATCATAAGATATATTTTTAGTTATATCACCTTGTGCCATATTGTTTCTCCTTTTTAGACTTCCAACTTTAGCAATCCACTAGAGTATTTCTAATTAAAGTGTGGTCCAACACTTTCTCTCCATTGTTTATATTTATGTTTAAATTCATTAGTCCATATATCGTTACAGAACTTTTTAAGTTCATCAGGTTCTTTTGTTATATCTGTTGGATTGTGTGTCCATTTTCCATACAACCAACCTGATATAAAAGGATATAATATTCTATAAACAAACTTATCTTTGTCTTTTTCAATAACTCTTATTTTCCAATCGTCAACAAGTTGATGTCCAATATGAGTTAAGTTTTCTCTCATTCTACTCTTCAACTATATAAGTTATAGAATGAACAAGTGTATCACCAGAACCTGCTGACCAATTTGCACCTTGAACACCAAAATGTGAGGATGCTGTATTATACAATAATGTTGATTTTGCTACACCTGCCGCTGCTCTAAGCCTAAAAGCACCCATCATATTTGACTGTGCATCTATTCCAACAGAATTAACAAGACCAACAAATAATCTTTTTGTATTATTTATTACAGTAAAAGGATGCCCTACTCTTGCTTCACCTTGAGGACTGCTAGAACTACTAAGACGTAAATCACCACCACAATGACATATCTGACCAATTTTAACATATTGACCAGTATTATAAGAACTATCGACAGTGTAAGTACCACTAGTTTCAGCAGTCATTGTAAATGTATACGTACCCTCTTCATAGTCGTGAAGCGTGTTTGCTGCTGTTGCTGAAGTTGCACCTAAACAAATACCTTTATCTGCTGTAGAGAAAATTATATCTCCTAGTTCTATATCAATAACTTCTGCACTTGATATAGTAATAGCAGTTGAGTCACTATTATCTGTTATACCTGTGTCTGTTGCATTTCTTCCTATCTTTGATATTGCCATTTAAAAATTACTCCCCTTTATACCATACAATGCTACCCTTGAACCTGCAGCAACATTACCACTGCTAAATTTAAATTCTAAATAATTTATTGCATTTGTTGTTTCCATATTTGCACCACCATCCCATTTATATTCTAAAGTTTGATGTTTAGCAATACATTGATAAAACATATACTTTTGAAAACTTGTATTATTTAAGCCAAAAAAATGTGCTTGAAAATTACATCCCTCATTAGCATCGTTTCCTAAATCTGTAGCTAATTGAATACTACTTCCATCAGTATGACGATTAATTTCAACAGCATGGCTTGTATTTGTGTGTAAAGGCATATAGTGCCTACCATTATCAACATTAACACCAAAACTAGAACCATTATCAGTGGATACTCGGATAAGTGGTTCAGCACCATCTGTAGCAGGAGTAACACTTTTACCAATCATAACATAATCATCATAAGTAGTTGTTATATAAGTGCTATTAAAAGCAATTTCAGAAGCAGCTACACCCAAAGATACAGTATGTAACTCTATTAAAGAACCATCAGCCATATTAGATGCAGGTACAGTAGTTGAAGTACCCAATAGTTTAGATAGATTTCTTGCGTTACTCATTATTTACTCTCCAATGCTTCTATTCGTTCTATTAACTGCTGTATTACAGATATATACATTGCATCTTTTCTTAAAAGTTTACTAGCTTTTGCAACACCATCTGCATCAAGGTACTGTTTATCTAAATTATCTTTGTTTTGTTCACTTTGCAATTTCATTTCATTATATGTAGTTTCTTCATCTTCAGTTGCAGTTTTATCTGTTACTTTTTTTTCTAATGCTTTGTATTCATCTGTATCTTTTACATCATAATAAGTCGTTTCGTAAACAAATCTGTTATCTACAGCTTCTAGTTCTTGTGCTATAAAACCTATTGTATTAGTTTGATTTGAATGTAATTCAGGGTTTTTCCAATTAAATTTTCTTGGTTTATATTTTTTAAAATCATCAATGCTATATGTAAAATCTACTATATCTTTCTTTAATCTTTCATCAGATATTGAACCAATACCATCTGTATCTGTAGCTGTTAAATCACCATTATCTGCAATTTGAAAACGAGCAGTGTCAGAACTACTTGTACGTCTAGTAAATATTAAAGGACCACCCCCACTACTTGCATGAAACAACCAACCTTCAGCACCATTACTGCCATTTTCTTGCTCTAGCATTAACTGGTGAGTATTACTTGTAGGTTTTATAGATATTCCACCACCTGCTATAGCACTATGACTTGAAGCAGCACCTGCAAATATTCTTGTACTTGCACCAAATGTAAAGTATGGATTTGTTCCTACAGTTGCACTATTTGATATTGTTAAAAATCCACCATTACTTGCATCTGTTCCTATGGTATGGTCAACACCATTTCCTGCAAAGTGTATAGCTACGTCTGCTCCTGATGTTTGGTCATTTAATTCAAGTATTTGGTCAGGGTCGCCAATACCAATACCGACTCTGTTATTTCCACCATCAACAAATAACATATTAGCGTTATCATTAGATTCTACTCTAAAGTCTTTATCGGCACTACTTTCATTAAACACAAAATTACCACCATCTAGACTTACATTTCCTGTAACATCTAATGTTGAACCTACTGTAACTCCACCACTAAATGTACCACCACTTGCAGCACTAACTGTATCACTTACAGCAAACACATCATATACCACTACAGTTACTTCATCATTTTCAGACATAGAAGATATACCTGCTATAGTATTTGCAGTGCTTGTGTTATAGTCTGTTGTTGGTTTTAGTAGAACACCATTAAGATATACATCTACAAATGCACCATCTGAAAATGTTAGAGTTGCTCCATTATCATCTCCACCACTTACAGATGTATCAGATGCATCTACAGTGTATACAAATCTATTTCGTACTCCAAAACTTGGGGATTTTCCTATGTATGGCATTATTTACTCTCCAATGCTGTAAGTCGTGCTTCTATAGATGAGAAGATAAAAGAAAACAACTCAGGATATCTTACACCTAGTCTAGTTCTTTTAATTGCATCAGAAGGTGCTTCTTTTTCTATGTTATATACATCTTTATCTTTTTCCCACCATGTATGTGATATAAATAATCCATACTTAGATGCATCTAATCCTTCTGCACTAAACGCAGATTGTATTTCTTGTGCTATAATGCCTGTATGCGTTCTAGCATTATCCCCTTTTTCTTCAACCTTACTCTTCCATCTAAATGTTTTAAATAAACTAGATAGCTTTTTAGCTACATTAAGTTCTTTAGCTGTTGCACTTGCTATATCTTGTTTTTCGTTTTGGTCTGAAGTTTGTATTGTACCATTGGTTGCATGAATATCATCAAAACGTATGGATGCTGCACCTAAATCAACACCATCATCAGAATTTGCTTCATTTTTTCTAGGGAATATTTCTGCTGTTCCAAATGTTATTCCTGCATGGTCAGTAGTAGGACAATCAATGGATAAATTATCTGTGTTAGTTAAAGATAGATTTGCGAAATCTGTGCCTTGACCTTGTAGCCTTATAGTTCCAGTATTCTTAATTTCTAAATACCCACCATCATTAGTTCCAGAGTTACTGCTTCGTAATAATAATGATGTTGCGTTACTACTTGCACTAAAATTAGATTGTGCAATAGCAGTGATAGATGCAGCAACTAATTGTGCATCAGAACCTGCATCATCATTTGGTGCTTGAAAGTTGATTGTTCCAAGTTGATTTGCCGATGTTATATCCGTATCACCTGTTGATAAATTTAATATAGGTCCTAATCCACTAGCACCATCTGTTGCTGTACTTGTAAGTGTAAGTCCCTGGTCTGCAACATGAGTAAGTGATACATCTGCATCTGCTCCAAACTTAATTATTGCACCATCTGAACTAAGTAAAATATCATCTGTTACTGTTAAATCATCTCCTACACTTACATCTCCACTAAACGTACCATCTACTGCTAAAAGGTTTTGTGCAGAAGGATGTGTTGCTGTACTTGCAGGTGAATTGTGATGTAGCACATAGATATTATTTCCACTAGCACTTACAGGTGGAGCAGTAAATGTCAATGTTGTACCACTAACTGCATACGCTGTTGTAGGTTCTTGTCTTACATTTTCTACAAAGACTGCAACTCCATTGGTTGTCGCTGCTTTAGATAATGTAAAAGCATCTGTACTTCCATCTCCACTAAATTCATCTTTGGTAACTGATGCAAAGTTTGCTGCTGGACTATTTCCTACATAAGGCATTAGGTTATCTCCATAATACTTAATGTGCCACTTAATTTATCTGCTACAGAACAATCTATAGTTAACTGGTCATCAACTTCTAATACAACTTTATTTCCTGCCATAAGTTCTAATGAAGAACCAACAGGAATAGGTGCGTCTTTCACAATTATACTTGTGCCATTTGAAACAAGACTTCCTGTTGCACCACCTCTACTACCTGTAGTGCTTACTAATCTTACTGTAGCTGTAACTTGTGAAGTGTGTATATTAGATAATACTAGACCAAGAACTATTGCTGTTACTCCACTACCTGCTTCATACATAATATATGGTGTACCTGATGCATTAGGTTCTGCTGCAAAGTTAATCATTCTAAAATTATTTGCCATTTTACCTTTCCTTTTTTATATAATTATACACTAAAACTACTTGTTTGTCAAGTATTATCCTAGTGCTATAGCTAACGCTGTTGCTTCATCTGCAGCTGATGCAGTGGTTGCTACTGTACCTGCTGTGCTTGGTAATGTTAGTGTAATATCAGCAGTAGATGAAGGACCTATTAAAGTTACCTTATTTGTACCATTATCACTATCTTCAAAGAACTCTAAAAATCCTGCTGAAGTAGAACCATTCTTTAACTGTATACCTGCGTTTGCTATTGGTGTAGTTAAAGTTTTATTTGTTAATGTTTTTGTTGTTGCAGATAAATATGTATCAAACGTATCAACAGAGGTTTGTCTCATTGTGCCACCGTCATTAGTTACAATACCATCACCCCCTGCAACAGCAGTAGTTCCAACAGATGTATTACCATCTACAATATTAAGTTCTGTTGCTGTTGAATCAACGGCAGCAAGTTTTGTAAAGTCAGCCTGTACTAACCCTGATACACCATCTAGTAAGTTTAGTTCCGTTGCAGATGATGTAATAGATGTACCTGCTATCTGTAATGTGGTAGCATTTACTTCACCTGAACTACCATATATTACAGCTTTACTATTTACTATAGTGCCTGCAGATGAACCATCAATTAAATTTAATTCTTCAGGTGTTGATGATATTTGTGTAGTACTTACTGCAGCTAATACAGGTATTGTACCTGACTGGTTAGGTAAATTAATTGTTCTATCTGCTGTAGGGTCTACAATAGTAAGTGTAGTTTCGTGAGCGTCTGCTGTAGCACCTTCAAACACTATTGCATTAGATGCTTCCATAGTTACTGTATCAACAGTAGTAGTTGTACCTGCTACTGAAAGATTAGGCACAAGTAATGTTCCTGTACTTGGATTATATCTTAATGCCCCTGTATCATCTAATAAACCATTTGATTCATCATGAAATATTACAGGAAAATTTGTATTTGCTGTACTGTCTGCAACTGTTGTTGTTGCAGCTAAAGTTGCATTAGCTACTGTAACTCCTGCGATAACTGTATTTAATGCAGTGCCACCTACAGTAATTGCATCTGCTTCTAATGTACCATCGATATCAGCATCGCCACTAATATCTAATGAAGTAGCTTCTATTTCACCACTTGCTTTAAATATTACATTATCACCACCTGATACTTCAAAAATAATTTGATTATCAGTTCCAAACTTAATTCTATTATCTGCATCCCTACCAATTTCTAAACTTGTATTAACCACAGATGTAATTGCTGTTTGTGCTGCATCTATTTCAACATCAATAGTGTTATCTGCATCTTGATATGTAACAGTAATACCTGTTTCTGTATTACTTGAAAACATAGCACCTGTTGTATCAGATATAACTTCTGCTAAAGCTGTTCCGTCTACTGTTATGGCATCTGCTTCAAGTGTTCCATCAATATCTGCATCACCACTAATATCAAGACTTGTTGCATCTACTTCACCTGCAACAGTTAATACACCACTAGCGACTGTTATTAGGTCTGAGTCACTTGTATGTCCTATTGTACTGCCATTTATAATTACATTATCAACTGTAAGTGTAGTTAATGTACCTACAGATGTAAGGTTAGGCATTGCTGTTATTTCATCATCTAAATAAGCAGCAAGAGTTTGCACTGTAGTTTGTGCCATAGTGCCACCATGATTCATAACAATACCATGACCATCTGAAACTGAAGTAGTTCCAATAGAGGTGTCACCATCCATTATATTTAATTCAGTAGTTGTAACATTAGCACCATCTAATATTTCTAACTCTGCTTCAGATATTTCTGCACTACCTATTGTTACTGTGCCTGCAAAAGTTGTATTAGCACCACTAAATGTTACAGCAGTAGTAGACCCTGATTTAACTATTAGATTACCACTAGAGTTTGTAAGTGATGCATATTGTGTGCCATCATCTTTTAGTACTACATCACCCCCACCTGCATCTAATGTTATATCTCCTGCTGTATCTACAAGAACAGCACCATCTGCTATTAAATCTAACTGCCCATCTGTTGATGAATTAATGAATATTGCTGTGTCACGAAATTGTAATTTTTCTGTTGAAGCAACTAAGATATCATCACTAAACTCAAAGTAGTCTTCATCTTCCATCCATTTAAGAACACCATCTGATGTCTCACCATCAAATGTTATTGTTATATCTGTTCCTGAAGTTGCTGCACCAAAAGTTAATGTGTTGCCTAATAACTTAGTTATAGGACCACCTTCATTAGCAGTGCCATCATGAGTGTGTCCACTACTTGCTTGAAAAGCTGCTAATAACTGGTCAAATTCATCGTTAGTATGTGCTGCTGTAATTACGTCACCATCAGTATAAGATGACTGTCTTGTATACGTTTGTCCCATTTACCTTCTTGCTCCTAACTGATATTCTAATTGAAATCCTTTTAATGAATAGGGTGCTGTTGTATCATTATCGTTGACTCTTAATGCTACTGCAAATCCTGAACCCTCTACTGATTGTCTTAATAGTGGTTGTGATGCACCACCATATGTAGGTGTTCCATAAACTGATGTGCCATATATAGCTACAACATCTTCTGAATCTAGTGGATAAGCTGCAGGTCTTGCAGAGTTTCTATCTTCATAGTCATATCTTACAAACATATCAGCATTAATAGCTGACTCAGGTTTATAGTTAACTATAACCCTTTGCATATGTTTTCTTATTCCAGGGTCTCCAAATGTTAAATCAGGACTTCTATATCTACCTGATACTTTTGTTCCATCAAAGTCATTACCTTTTTCTTGTCTGTGTATGTATCCGTCATATCCACCATGTAAAACTAATACATCACCTGCTTCTACAAAAGTATCTGTTGCAGATGGTTTTATACCTCTTAACTCTGCAAACTCAAAGTTTTGACCTTTCATAACACATATAACACCTTTTGTGTTATCTTCACCCTGACCATCTTTAGCAAAAAATATTCTATACTGTGTTTTATTAGGTATTACGATTGATTCAAATAACTCAGAGTCAATTAAATTATCATCAAATATAGACTGCACATTTGCACTTATTGTTCCTAGTTCAACGTCACCAATTCTTGCTGTACCTGCAACTGTACGTAATCCATCAGGTCCTAAAAATATTAAGTCACCTGCAAATTCCTGTATGGTATCTCCGTTTACACATCCTATATTTCTTGTAACAGGAGTCATTGAAAAATCAGCTTGTGAACTTCCTGATAACTTAAATATTCTGTTTTCACAAAATATAAACAAATCACTACGGAAAACTTTTAAACCGACTATAGTATCATCAACTCTTATACTACCACCACCTATTGCTACAGAAAAATTACTTTCTTCAAAAGGTACACTAAATACTAACTCTTGAGGTGTACTTGACATACCTGCATAAAACATATGTTCTTTAAATGCTACTACATGTTTTGCGCCTGCTACTGTAGGAGGAAATAAATCAGCTACTATAGCTCCTGTAGTATGGTCATCTGCTGTAGAACTTGATGATGCTCTTGTTACACCTGTAAAAGAAGTATCTGTTTTACCTGTATAAGCAAATATTTCGTTATTTATTAAAACAGAACCACTAGAGTTAAAACCTGTAGTTGATTTAACTGTTATAGTTCCTGAACCTGACATACCTGTTCCTGAAGCTATATCAGCACCTAACTGAGTTGTTTCACCTGTTGCTGCATTAGGTGATGTAACAGGTGTACTTGCCATTGATGTATTAAATACAATAGGATTATTAGTGCTATCTACTACAATTAATTTATCATTACCATCAAAGTTAAATCTTTCAAAATTATATTTACCTGCATTTGTTCTACCTGTATCTCTTTGTGTCCAACTTTCAGATACAACATCATCAACTGCATGAGCTGCTGCACTTGTTGAACTTTCTGCTCTTGTTACACCTGTAAATGATGATGATGTAACTCCTGTATAAGTAAATATTTCTGAATTAATTTGTAAAGTTCCACTTGAACTAAAACCTGTTGTGCTATCTACAGATATAGTCCCTGAACCTGTCATACCTGTACCTATGAGTATTTTACTTCCTAGTTCAGTTGAAGCAGAGCTAAATATTTTTTCACCTCTAGCTGCTACTACTTTATTAGCAAAACTAGAAACCATCAAAACTTTTTCTGTGCTAGCAGATGTTTGAGGTACTATATGGTTTATAAATTTTTGAAATCCGTTTATTCTTTTATAACCACCTTCAATATCAGGCTCAAAATTTAACAACTCTAATGCTTGTCCAGGTTGCATAATAAAAGTTGAACGGCTTTTTATTAATCCACCTTCACATACAAATGCTAAAGGAGCTGTTTGTGATTCGTCTGCCATTAAGTTGACCTAGCAAATATATTCGTTGTAGCATTATATGTAGATTTAGGCATATATGTAGAACGAATATACTCAAACCTATTTACAAGTAGAGTTTGCATATTCTTAATACCTTGCTCAAATCTTTGCATATTTAATTGGTATTGACCTGTTTCACCTCTATACTGATATACAAAGGCTGTTGCACCATCTGCTATAATCGGTGCAAATCTATCAGGTATAGATGTTGTATCTCCATGTGCTGTCATGTCGGTGGGGAAAGTAAAGTAGTCATACTTAATTGAAAACGACTTATTAGCATATGGATATAATAAATAATTGTTGTCAGGAGTTCTAACTACAAAATCAGGTATGCCACCTTTTTCAAATTGAGCTACTTGAACACCACTATCGTGTGCAGATGCTGTTGTCCCACCTGCTCCCCTAGTAACTCCTGTAAATGTTGTAGATGAACCTATACCTGTATAACTTACTTGTTCATTACCTATATGTAATGTACCTGTACTACTAAAACCTGTTGTGCTTACAACTGTAATAGTAGTAACTGAATCGGTATGTGACTGACTTAATGTTGTTGTATCTATTTCATCTTCTTGTGTTATAAACGCATTTACATAGTCATTATAATCTAAAACTCTTAATCTACCACCTGCTACACCTAAATCATTATCTTTAACTAGTCTAAATGTATTATAGTCTACAGTTTTAGCATCGGTAGGTATGCTATATTTAACTGTGCCTGCAGTTAATGTTTGTGTTTTTGTTGTATGATTAAAAGGGTATTGAAATTCTTTTTGGTTGATATATCTTACAGCTTCATTAACAGCATTCTTACATTGAGTTTGAATACCTCTAGAAGAAGTAAAATTAGAAGAAGTTAACTGCACTTCATTTAAACGTGCTATTACTCTATTTGTATGTGTAAGAAAAGTTTCAGCCATTATATATCCTAGATATATTAAAGGGCAAGTTATTAAATGTTTTGAGAACGCTCTACTTAACCTGCCCTCTAATTAGTTGTGAGTTACGCTAATGTATCTCTGTCTACTTCGTCAGCAGTCATTGTACCAACGTCATCAATATCCATACAAATAGCAAACATTCTGATTTTTCCACCAGTTGTTGTGCCTGTCATTGCTTGGATTTCAATGTCAATAGTATCTGAAGTACCACCAACAATAACTGGAGCATAAGCTGCAGGAGTAGGAGCATAATCACCTACACTTGCACCATCAAAGTCAAAACCGTCAACAAAGTTGTCGAGGTCTCCACCTGTTATGCCGAAGTCAAAGTCAGTATCAGTAGAAGTACCTGCATGTGCTTCTGTAACTTCAAAACCTGCATGAAGTATAACTGTATTCGCAGGAATAGTTAAACCTGGAATAACGTCATTTGCTGCAAGAGCAGTACCTTTATCTGTTACTGCTTGAGCAAAGTCTAGTGTATGCTGAATAAAGTATGGCTGTCTACCTCTAGAACCCATACCTCTAGCAACGGAAGTTGTATTATCGCCTAATGCCATATTAAATTCTCCTTTACGCTAAACAATATGCAGCAGTTACGATAGCTTCAGGTCGAAGTATCTTTCTGCCATACAAATGCATACCACGAACAATATCAGCGAAACTGTCAGGGTCTCTGTAAGTTTCTGTTTTGTTGATTTGTTCAGCAGTAGCTACTGCAGATGAATGACCTGCTACAATAATTCCAAAGTTTGAAGTATTCTGACCACCTGTTGTAGAAGGACCTGTGCCTACTGACGGAAGGTTGTTAGATGTGTATACTTTAAAACCATGTAAGTTATTTAAAACAAGACCATTTTGTAATCCTGAACCACCAAAATCTCCATTTAAAAGACGTGAATCTTCATCTTTTAAAATTTCAATAAATACTGGGTCAAGAACTAACCATCTGTTTGTTGTGTCAACATTTTGTTGGTCTAGTAGTCTAGACATACGTGCAACAACTTGTAATGGAAATGCATTACCTGTTGTTCCACTCTTGGCTGCTGTTGCACCACCTGCTCTTGGCTCAAGACCAATCGCATTATTTGCAGTACCTGCAGTACCATTAGTTTGTGTAAAATCAGAAGCGTCAATAGACATTGAGGCTAATAATTCTGCACCCACTAAGTTAGAACCACTAGAGGATGTTGATACGGCTTTAGCACCATTTACTGTTGTATTAACAGCATTTGGAGCGCCATGTAACGCTGACTGTTTAAAACCTGACAAATAACCAAGAACGTCTTGGTCAAATTGGTCAGCTAGTCTATATGCAGCACGGTCTGAAGCTAACTGTTGAAAGTTAACATGACTGTGTGCTTCTTCAATATCGTCAACCTTAAATGCAAAGTAATTAGCTTTGTCAATAGTTAGGCTGAACTCTTCATCGTCAAGGTCTTGTGGTGTAATAGTTGTACCACGAGAATATTCCTTAACTGTAATTTCAGGCTCTTTAATAACCTTAACGGAATCACCCATGTTAGCAATTTCGCCAAAGTAATCAGAATTAGTGATTTCTTCAACGACTGATGACTTGCGGAATGCAAGTTGCACCTGTTTGCTGTAAATAATAGGGCTAAAATTACCATTAGGAAGGTTACCATAACCTGCTGCACTTGAAAATGCCATAAGTTATTCTCCTTTTAAGAATATTTACACAGATGCAAAACATACAAATTTATTAACAGGGCTGACTTACGCTAGGTGCATATCATATAAGCTGTACATTCTTATAATCAATGGGCTATGTTTATCAGGTATTCTAGTAAATTATTGTTGTTTGCGAATTATATAAGTGTAGGTATTCACATAAATGTGGGCTACACTTACATTATATATTATAGTTATACATATATATTACTGTTTGTCAACAGTTTTTTGTTTAGGAACTTCAACAAAACTGAAGTTCACACTAAAAGAGCGTCTTTCTCCTTTAGTTTTAAATGGATAAACACAGTGAAATAGTTCTGCAGGAAATATATAAAAATCTCCTACCTGTGGTTTAACCATAAAATTTGTTTGGTTATATCCTGAAGATGTACCATGAGCAAACTGTATATGTCCGTTTGCAGGATGATGGTCTTTATAATCTTCTTCCCATTCCTTTTCTATACCATCAGGTAGTTTTAAATATCCAACACAGGACATTCGAGAACCTGTATGAATATGTAATGGATTGTACTCGTTTTCAAATTGTCGTACAAACCATCCTGATGCTATTTGTATTCCATAATTATTATTTTCAGTATCTAACTTATCTTTACCAAAAGAATGTCTATACTCAACATAATTATGAAATCTTCCAATAAAATGTGAAAACTCGTCTAACCATAATTTTTCAATAGCTTCACTAAACCTTAATTCTTGTTTAACTTTACCTACTAAATTATCTGACCAGTCCTGTAATTTAGGATTCATCATATCATTCATCTTTTTTATAAAAGACGAACTCATTTTTTTATATCCCATTACAGGACCAAATGGTGCTATATACTCTTCTTCCTTTTTAGGAACATATATTTTACTTGTCATAATACGTTCCTATCTAGCTGAACCTGAAATGTCGTAAATAAATTTACCACTTCTTATAGATTCCATTATAGTCTCTGAATTTTTTTCATACTCTTGAGCAGACATTTTTTGAACATCTGATTCTTTTAAGTAACTGCTACTTTCATTTTCTACAGGTTTACTTTTAGAAGATTTAGCATTTACAGATTTTGCTGCTTCTTTATTAGTAGATGCTTTTTTAGGAGTTATATTTTTATCTATCTTATATAAATCTATAGCTCTAGCAGCTGACCTTGCATCATTATCATTTTCATATAAAGCATCTTGAACCCATTTAGGCTGTTCTTCTGCCCATTCGTGAAACTCGTCTGTGTCTCTTATTTCAGCAAAATCAGGATGTATTTTTAATAATTCAGTCTCTGCTTTTTCTTTAGTAACATTAGACTGCATTTCATCAATAGCTTTTACTCTTTCTTCTAATTCTTTAGATTGCTCTGTAGCTTTTTTAATTGCTATTGTTTCTATTATACCTGCTACGTCAGGATATTTTTTTGCCCACTCTTCTATTTCTTCTTCTGTTTTGGGTAACTTAATTTCCTGTTTAGTAGAAGACTCTAACTGTTTTTTTAAAGATTCTATTTCTTTTTTATAGTCTTCTACTTGTTTTTGAGAGTGTCTTCTTAAATCACCGTAACGTTTTTTAAAACTTTTTTCTTCAGCATTCTCAGGTTCTTTTTCTTCTTTCTCAACCTCTTCTGCTGCAGGTTCTTCTTTTTGTTTTTTAAGAAGCTCTTCTAAAGCCTTCTCGTCTTTTTCAAGTCTTTCTTTTTGTGTGTAAGGTTTACTTACAAATGCA